CTTTACGCAACGGCTGCTTTTTCACCGAGTGCCACTTTTGCGGGCTGTCATGGTAGGATGGTAGCAACGTCTGCCGCATCTGGTTTTAACTGGGCTGCCTATGACACAACAGATACATCAGCTTATCAATTATCAGATTTCGATTCAGAAGACCCGGATAAATTTGGAGAAGAGGACCTTGTATTTGATTCTACCCGGGCTGATGCAAATTCTGATATTGCTTTTATAGTAAATTCCCGTGGTAAATGGGGAAATTTTGTTAAAATCGGAGTGGTTGGTAAAAACACATACGATAATATTAGAAAGGGAGTACAAACATATACAGAAATAGGTATTTCACAAGATTTATATAATGATATAGCCGCCGTGGATGTTTCATTTGATTCTGATTCAAATACAGAATTTTTAGTTCTTGTTAAAGTTGCAGAACAAGATCAAGTATCAAAAACAACACCTGTATATTACACTAAAGAAGCTTGGTTGGTTTCAACAGATGAAAGAAAACTTGACGATGAAGGTCAGAACTTATACTGTGAAACATTTTTGGAAAGAAATTCTAAGTATGTTAGATGTGCTCTAAAACCATCTGCAAAAAATACAAATTTAGCAAACTTTTTCTTGTCAGATTATGAATCCCTTGGCGGTGGTCAAAATGCTGCAGGATATATGACTCAAAATCTTTGGGATCAAGTTTTGATTGAAGCATATGAGTTATATGAAGATCCAGAAACAATTGATATTAATTTATTAATTGACGGTGATAAATCAACCACAGTTAAACAAGAATTGATTTCAATAGCCGAGGATAGAAAAGACACAATGGCTATTTTAGATGTACCTTCTTCACTCGTTGTAAATAACAGAGGAAATGAAGCAACAGACATGAGGGATTTCAGACTTGGTTTACATGGTACATATAATTTAAATGAAAGTACAAGTTATGCAGCGATATACGGAAACTGGTTAGAAATTTATGATAAATGGAATGCTCGTTATCGTTGGATACCGGCTGCCGGACACGCCGCAGGAATTTACGCGAATACAGACGATGTTTCCGATCCGTGGTTCGCGCCCGCGGGGCTAAACAGAGCCATTATTACAAATATCAGAAAACTTGCTTTTAACCCAAATCAAGCAAGACGCGATATTATGTATAAAAACGGTATCAACCCAATTGTTTCTTTTGCCGGTCAGGGAAAAGTTATTTGGGGACAAAAAACATATCTTGATAAAAACTCAGCGTTTAACAGAGTAAATGTTAGACGATTGTTTATAATTCTTGAAAAAGCTATCAGTACAGCGGTTAAATATTTCTTGTTTGAACCGAACGATACTTTTACAAGATTACAATTAATAAATATGATTACACCTTTCCTTAGAGATGTTCAATCAAGGAGAGGTATTTATGATTTCTTGGTAGTTTGTGATAGTACAAATAACACAGCAGAAAGAATTGATAGAAATGAGCTATGGTGTGATATTTACATTAAACCAACAAGAGCGGCAGAATTTATAGTTCTTAATTTTATAGCAACAAAAACTGGTGCTTCATTTACAGAATTAGTCGCGGCAACACAAACACCAACAAGTGGAATTTAATAATAGGAGAGGTTAAAACATGCCAGTACGATTCACAATTGACGGTTTTAAAGCTAATTTTAGGGATGGTCAGAGATCAAATCTTTGGTATTTCTTGCCAAACTTCCCAGCAACAGTTGTACAGGGGGATATGACAAACGACCGTGCAGTATATCTTGTTAAAACAGGCTCAATCCCGGGAAGTTCTTTAGAAGAAATTCCATTGAGTTGGCAAGGATTTGATTTTAATATTGCCGGTAAACACACTTACGAAGCAATTAACATTACATTTAATACAGATTATAAAGCATTGGTTCGACTAAATTTTGAAGAATGGATTAAACTTATTCATAATCCGGTAACAAACAATTATGCTCTTATGTCTGATTATATGGTAGATCAAAGAATACAATTACTTGATTATACTGGCGAACCCGTTTTAGAATATATTTTACATGATGCGTGGCCACAGGCTATTGCTCAAGCAACTATGGACTATGCAGCTAATGAAATAACAATGTGGGAAATTACTTTTAGATATAGTTATTATGAGGTAACAGACCAGCCCACAGGACAATAATATATAAATATTAACAAAAAATAAGTGAGGTTCTAAATGACAAACAAGCGTGTGATTAAGACACCTATAAAAAAGGTGTCAGATATTAATGAAGTTGTAAAAAGAGATAAACCCTTAGCGGGACCAACATTACAAACTCAAGCACCTGATTTTAGAAAATATCTAAATACATTTGAGTTTACAGTAACACTTCCCGGCTCAGGTAAAAAGGTTACACTAAAACCTATGACCACAGCCGATATTAAAAAATTGTTACAATATGAAGGTCTTGAAGATGATTTCGCTCTAATGACTAAAATCTTTGATGATATGATTAACGAGTCTGTCATATCAACAGATTTTGATTATCTTGATTTATATTTGCAAGATAGATTTTTCTTATTATTTGAAATCAGAAAAGCGTCTAAAGGAACAAAACATCAATTTGAGTTTATATGTCCAGAATGTAATTCACAAACATTAATAACAAATGATCTTGAAAATGTAAAAATTACAAAAATGAAAGATGTGAATAAATTAATAGACCTTAATGAAAATATTTCTATTGAAATTGATTTCTTAAAACGCAAAAACGAATTTGAAGCGACCAAGGCACTACAAACACTTAAAGATTCAGGTGAACAATATACAGCTTTACAGAAAGCAGCAGAATTATCATTATTATTAGAAGCATCTGGTATTAAAAGAATAATCACACCGGAAGGCTCACAAGAGAACTTAACAATTTTTGATAAAAAATATTTTTTAGAAAATGTTCCAAATTACATGCACCAAAAAGTTAAAGATTGGTATTCAGATTCAGATTTTGGTGTGGATTTGACAGTAAAATTTAAATGTAATCATTGTGATTATAAGTTAAAAACAGACATACAATTTGACAATTTTTTTTTCTAATTAAGTTCCTGACTGGTAATTCGATTGATAATATTATTCAGGAACAATTCTTACTCGCAAAATTTGGAATTAGTTTAACAGAATCTTTAATGTTACCAGATTTTGAACGAGAAGCATTTGTTTCTTTAGCGGTAGAATGGATAAAATCGGAACGAGAATCTATGTCTCACTTAGCCGGAAGCTAAAGGATTCAGGAGAGTCTAAAGGACATGTGCCTTTAGGCTTTTTTTATTTTTATGGTAGAAACAAGTAAAGAATTAGTACAGATTAATACAGGCATTAAAAGACTTGTAAAACTTATTGAGTCTTCATCCATTGTCGATAAGGCTAACCTTGCGGAAATGCGCAAAGAACGAGAAGAATCTAAACAACAAAGACAATGGACCGAGCGCGAGCGCGATGAAAAAGGCCGTTTTGTAAAAAAAGAAAAAGACATTCAAGCACTACAAAATGTTGTAACAGACAAACAACAAAAACTTGTTAAAAGTACTTTTGGTGATTGGAAAAAACAAAAAGACGAACAATGGAAATTAATTAAACAGAACCATATTTTATTTAGATTGAGCAGAGCATTTTGGGAATCAAAAGCAGGTCAAGCAATTAAAAATGTATTTGGTAGAGTTAAGACCATATTCATGAATATAATGGGAGAAATCGGTGAATTTTTCACTAATCTATGGGAAACAACAAAAGATGCTTTTAATTTTGTTAAAGGAACTGTTGGTGGTATCGTTGAAGCGACCCGTGGTGGTGACAAAAAAGAGCGCAGAGAAAAGAAACAAGCTACAGATATAGAAACAATCAAAAAAGTTATTACTGGTGAAGTTAAAAGAGATAAAATGAAAGAACAGCTCGCCCGCGCGAAAAAAGGAAAAGGATTGTTTAAATCTCTTGGCTTTGCAAGTATATTTAAAGTATTCGGAAGTATAGGTGCGATGGCGAGTGCTCTTTGGGGTTTATTATCTGCCATGCCTGCATTGTTTATTCTTGGCTCTATTGCCATGGCGGTTTTATATGGTGTACGAGCGTTTTTTGATGGTTACAGAGGAGCCGCACTTATAGGTAAAGCATTAAGAGGACTTGTTGAACTGGCTCGTATTGTGGGTGGTTGGGTGGCAAAACTTTTTGATATGATATTTGGAACTAACTTACAAGAGTTTTTTAAAAAACAAGATTGGGATGCCGTTTTTGACAAATATATAACACCTGCGATTGAATGGTTTATTGAAAAAACAATTGATTTTGGAAAATGGGTATGGGGTGTTATTGAAGATGGTTTAAAAGGTATACTCAAAGAAAGAATTGACAAAGCTCTTAATAAATATGTCAGTAAAATACCTTTTATCGGCGATGAGGATCCAACTAAAGTTTCGACTAAAGAAAAGGCATTTACGGCAACTGGCTGGCAACAGTTAAAAATGATGAATCCATATTATCAATTAAAAGACGTTATTGCAGCGTATAAAGGCGAGGAAACAAGTTTTGGAAAATATATGAAAGAAATGAGAGACTTACAAAAAGAAAGTGTAAAAGAACAGAAAGAAACAAATAAAAAACTTGATAAGCCGCAACCTAAGATGAGTGGTCCGGCAGTTATGACTCCACCTAATTCAGCACCAATTCAAGGCGATGGCACAGAATCACAAAGACAAAATTTAGTGCAGAATACTAATTAATGAGGTTATAAATGGTACAAAAAAAGACAAGTTTAAAAAGGCTTACAAAGGGCTTATCTGATAATTCACCAAGAAGTGCTATATCAAGTTTAAATCCAAATGCGCAACCAACTCTATCAGATAGACCCGACCCGGGATTAATTCAAATACCTAATTCATTTTTTCCTCATGCTCAATTTGAAAACGCTCTTTGGTTTAAATTAACTGCAAGAGAATTAACTGGTCAAAAAACAGCAAATAGAGGTGGTACATTACAAATAGGTAGAAAAGGCTCCTCATTTAAATTTCTTGCACCACAACAAATTATTGATAATCAACAGCACACATGGGAGGAATATCAATCAATTCAAAGTAGGTTATTACAGTATGTCATATCAGGAAAAATTGCGGTAGATCAACTCCAATCGGTTTATAAAAATTTAAAAAATGAATTTATCCAAAACACAAAAGACGGTGATGGTAATTTTAGATGGCCGACCGGCGAAGAAATTTTAGCGGCTTTACAAAGAGTTCCTAATGTTGGTGTACCTAAATTTAAACAAGATACTCCATTAAGGTATACAGGTTCTCAAAGACGAAACTATCAATT